AGTCAAAGCCCGCGAAGACGCGCCGGCTATCAGGATGGTCCTTGCCGCCCACCATCACCTTACCTTTGCACGGGCGCATGCACGCCCCCCTGCGCCCGTACTCCTCGAACCGAAAGGCCACACCGTAGCCCTCGGTCTGCCAGTAGGGCGGGTCCATATAGTGGAAGGTGTGGGGGCGGTCGTAACGCTCGGCACAGGCGAGCCATGGCAGCTGCTCGACGTACACGCCCGCCAGACGTTGCCAAGCCATTGAGAGGTTCTCTTCGATTCGCAGCAGATTGATCGGTGCCCCGGTCGTTGCAGTACCGAACGTCTGCCCACTGACCTTGCCACCAAACGCGTGATGTTGCAGGTAGAAGAAGCGCGCGGCCCGCTGGATATCGGTGAGCGTCTCCGGCCTGGTCATTTTCTGCCACTCGAAAATCTGCCGAGAGCTGAGTGCCCACTTGAACTGCCGCACGAACTCTTCCAGGTGGTTCTGAACGACCCGGTACAGGCACACGAGATCTCCATTCACATCGTTGAGCACTTCCGTTGCGGCAGGCATCGGACGCATGAAAAACAATGCGGCTCCGCCGGAAAAAACCTCGACGTAGCATTCGTGTTGGGGGAACAGCGGGATGAGACGATCGGCCAGGCGACGTTTGCCGCCCATCCACGGAACGATTGGGTTGGTCATATTGCAAGCCTTTACTGTATGGATAAACAGGTGGTAGCCTCGCCCCCGCTTCGTCGACGGAGCAGGAGCCTCGGCTGGGCTTGCAGGGATGGTCTGCAGGTTTGGCGGTTGGACGACGTGTTACAGCACCTCGTCCAACCGCTCCTTTCACGTGAGGGTGGGATTATTTAGCGGCGCCTAGTGGCACGCCGAGAGCCTTCGCCCACTCCTGCAGGTACGCCAGCTTCTCCTGATCGCTGATTATTCCTCCCCTGATATCCCAAACAGTGCGTCCAGCTGCAGCACTGAGTTCGACGCTGGCTGCATGGCCCAAGCGGCCGGCGCTGGTGGCGGCGGACACGATTGCATCGTTACGGGCAAGGGTGACTTCGACGCGCAGCCGCTTACGCTCATTGTCAGCAGTGCCGTACAGATGACGGAGGCGGTCGTTTTCGTCTTTGGCATGGGTCAGCTTCTCGGTTGAGGTTGTGTCAAGGGTGGCCAGGCGCGCTTCCAGCACCAGGCGATCGGTTTGCTGCTTGAGGATCACGGCAGCATTGGCCTCGGCGGTAAGTCGCAGCTGGGTTTCATGCGCCCTACCCTGGTCAGCTAGTTGCTTGCCGTAGCCGTTGGCTTGCCACTGCCACGCACCGGCAGCGGACAGCGCCATGAGTGCGAGCACAGCCGCGCTGCCGGCGATCAGCTTGTATTGCTTAAGCCAGGCCATCATTTCCGCCCACCATGCTCAAGGCTGAAATGGTTGCCGTCGTTGAAGCGACCGCCCCAAGTGCCACCCAGGCCTTCCCAATACTCGCCAAGGGGCGCGTAGTCTTCGCTGCGCGTGAGGTATTGACCGGCTTTAAATAGATTGAAGTCCACGGCAAGTCGCTCCTTGTGCAGCGAGACAGCGGAGCTATAAGACTTCTTTTTCCCAACCGCACCGTGCACGCGCGGGTCACGGTAGGCGTCGCCGAAGGTCAATTCGTAGCCCTGCTGGTAGGCGTATTCGATCAGCAGGCCAATCAGGCGGGTGAAGTGTCGCTGTTTTTGCCCAAGGGTCATGGTTTTCTCCAGGCGAAAAAAAACCCACTCGGCAGCGGGCTTTAGAATTTATGATCGGCCGTTCCACTGCTTCCAGAGAACAGCGCGGAGCCAATATGGATACAGTCGTATATGTAATACCTTCAACCGCAGATGGGTTGAGCGCGTGGGCGCCGCTTATGTCAGCCATTGCGGCCGGGGTATCGGTATTAGTCGCTTGTGTAGCCGTATGGTTTAGCCACAAGCAGATGAAGATGCATGAAACGCACAATCAACTGATGGCGACACCAAACCTTTCCGGCTGGAATCATGTTGATGAAGAGTCAGGAACCTATATATTCATTCTTAAAAATACCGGGCTAGGCCCTGCAATAGTCAACCGGATTTGTCTCACTGTTGACGGACAGACTATTGAAGGAGAAAGCGCTGACCTAATTACGGCCGCCGCCGACAAGCTGTTCCCTGACAACGAAAAAGCGGTTGGCGCAGAGATGTTTACTGTCGGAGAGTTTATCTCTGCAAATCAAAAATTCGAAATTTTGACTATAACCGTAGCCGGCCTAACAGCAGAAGAAATTGGGAAACTTGTTCGCTCTAAGGCGAAGCTTGCCATTAAATACTCAAGCATTTTTGGCAAACAGTACCTTTTTGACTCCGACGCCGAGCCACCACTTATTCCTGATCAAGACGAGACTAATAAAATCCGGAAATAGCCCTCGCCTCCGGCACGCCTGATTAAACATCCACATCAAAATGCGGCAGCTCCGGCGCCGGGCCAGTGATCGTTCCGTCGGCGATGTAGGCCTTGCTGCTTACCGGCACGTCGACGCCCCGCACGGTGATGCGGATGCCAGTGCGCAGCTCAACCTCGCTGATGCCTGAGCTGGTATCGATGCTGCGCACCGTCGCGACCGTACGCACTCCGCCGGGTAGCAGCCCTATGAAGCGTTTCCAGGGATTGGTGGTGGCCATCAGTGGTGCCGCTCCAGTTTGATCTGCTGTTTCACCCGCACCGCGCCGGTGCCCTCGGCGCTGATATCCACCGCCAGGCACAGCCCCACCCAGGCGCCGGAAGACTCCAGCATGCGGCACAGCTGCGCCGGCAGCACCAGGCCGACGCCGTGGTCATCGGTGAACGGGAACAGCGGGATGGTGGTGCTGACGATCTCGATGTTGCCGCCCTTGCTCAGCTCATGAATGCCGCGCGCCTGGTTGGCCGGCTGGTCGGTCAGCCAGTCCTCGAACACGTCCGGTGTCGGGTTGTCGCCGGCGGTTCCGGCGCGGCGCACAAGCATGCTCACCCCGTGGGAGGTGCCCGACGTATAGCAGGCGTTCCATGCGGGTTGCGGCGTCCACTCGCCACCCAGCTCGGTCATCATCGCGGACGGGATGATGCGCCTGATCGGCGCGCCTACCTGCTCCCACTCCCATGGCGGTACCGGATAGCGCGGCACGACGGCCAACACATCCGCATCGCGCGCGGGCCGTACCACTCCGCCCACCGTTTCGGCGAGCCGGGCGATCACCTGCATGGCGGTATGCCCCTGGTAACTGAGCGCAGCGGTCGGGAACGTCCAGTCAGTTGCCTGCCAATCAAGGGTGAACCCCGTATTCAGCAGCTCGGCCTCGGCAGCCTGGGCTGCGTTGATCGGTGCGTTGTTCAGGCTGGTGCGCAGCGGCGCATAGGGCGCCGCCAGCAGTTGCGGACGCGTTGCCCCGCTGATGCTGTACGCCTCGGTCGGGAACCGCAGCTGCCGACTGTAACGCTCAACCAGCAGCACCCACTTCCAGCCATTGATATCCAGCTCGACCGTCTTGGCACCATCGGCATCGGGGCGTACCAGGTCGAGAGCGGCCTGGGTGAAGATGTCGGCGCTGAAGCTCCAGCTGAAGCTATCCGCGTCCAGCCCCACCCGCACATTCTTCGCCTCGATGGGCGTGCGGCTGGGCAGCACCACCAGGTTCACGGTATTGGCGATCATGTAGGTATCCAGTATGTCGGGATCGGGTGGCGGCTCCGGCAGCGGTTTCACCGGGCCGGGGTAATCAACATAGGGCATGTCAGTCAGCACGCCGTCGACCTGCCGCGCCCTGCCCCAAGGCAAAGTGCTGGTTAGACTCAAACGCCGTGCCGATTGCCAGCGCATACCCGCCGGCCGCATGTCGGTCGGCTGAATCGCAGGCGTCGCCGGCACATAACGGAAGTCGAAGAAGACGCTAGGCGATGTGCTCGGGAAGTACGGTCGGCCACCGAACTCGAACACCAGCGCACCAGTGCCGGGCACGTAGAGGCTGTCCTGCAGGGCAGTCGCGGCGTTGTAACGCGAGCCGAACGCGTTGACGCGCCGGTGGCGAGCAGCAACCGCTAGATCCTTGCTGGCCGGCGTCGGGTTGTAGATCAGGCGCAGGCGCACATCCATGGGGCGAATGCTGTGATGCCAGCCCGACGCTAGCCAGGCATCCTTCACCGGCACCATGGCCCACGGCAGCGCATCGGCTGAACGATCCTGCGGGCGCGCGGGCTGCCACTTCCCTGCTGTATTGATATCCCGCGATGGCACCCAACTCCAGGGCGCGGGCGCTGTCCGGCTGTCAGCCGGGCCAGCAATTCTCCAACGGATCGAGCCAGCCTGATCGATCGGTTGCAGGGCATCCCATGGCAAGGCCGCTGCGCGGTGGTCAGCGCGCGCAGCCCGCCGCCACCCGCTGCAGATGGATACGCTCAGCATCAGATCACCTCGACAGGAACGGGACCATGCGCGATGGGTTGGAAGTAGCGCCGTGCGACGGCCCGGGCGGTGCCGAGCGGCCGTGATGGGTTCTCGCCCTGCGCCGGCCACCACACAGGCTCGGTGGATGGCAGCTGCCCTGCCTCGGTGATCTCATAGACCCAGCCGGCGTAC